GCAAAGGCCCACAGACTGCATACACAGTTACCCCTATCAAAGAGCGTGACCTAGAGGAAGACTGGAAGATTGATGCCGAAAAGGCAGCCTCTTCTGTAGCCTCGTCTGAGGTCTACACCCGCAATCTCATCAAGGAGCACTCACTAGAGGAGCTCACCGAGATTGCCGAAGCCCTTATCTAGATAACCCTAGCGATTGGCGGGGGCTTAGCGCCCCCGCCTTTTGCGTCAATGCCAGGATGCCAAATGAACATTATTACAACTGCCGAACAACTTTCTGACATGGTAGAGTACTACCTTGCCCAAGATGCCTTTGCTTTTGACGTTGAAACTGTAGGCCCATTTAGAGGGCTTACTCCAGTAAACGAAGTCTTATGGATTACGTTTGCTACTCACGGTAGGTGCGACGTTATCCCGATGGGGCACCCGCACGGAGACTTTATTGAAGAGGTATTTCCTCTAACCGGCCAGGGTGAACTTAGAAAACAGAAGGGCCTGTCACTTCGACCAAGTGACTACAGCCGCGATGCCAAGAAAGCCACCAAGGTATTTGGCCCAGCGCCCAAGCAACTATACCCAGCCGAGGTTTTTAAGGCGATAGAGCCTCTAATGTTTAATGACCAGATTCTAACTATCGGTCACAATCTAATGTTTGACGTAACCTCAATATCAAAATACTACGGCGGCAGAATACCTACTGCTCCCTACTTTGACACGATGGTGGCGTCTTTTATATCCGATAACCGCAACAAGAACAAGTGCGGTCTTGCTGATTGCCTTAAGCGAGAGTTTGGCTACGAGATGGCCAAGGGAGTAGGTAAAGAGGTCGAGGCTTACGACTTTAATACCGTTGCGAAGTACGCATACCTAGACTCAAAGTACACGTTCCTATTGTGGAAGTCGCTAGTGCCAAAGCTAGAGGCCGGAGACCTAGGTCGCGTGTTCTCGCTAGAGATGGATGTCCTAGCAGTTCTATGCGACATGAAACTAACTGGCGCAACTATCGACACCGATTCTCTAAAGCAACTAAAGATTGACCTCGAGGCAAAGGTAGAAGAGGCCCGCGGCAACATCTACAAAGCAGCTGGTCGAGAGTTTAACATCAACTCAAACCCAGAGAAGCAGGCTCTACTTTACGGCCCTAAGTCAGAGGGGGGTCGAGGGCTAAAGGCTCAGGTGCTAACCCCAAAGGGGAACACCAAGTCGCGCGGTGAAGAGGAGTTGGCGCTGTCCGACTACTCGGTATCAGCTGAAGCATTAGAGCCATACCGTGACAAGGACCCGCTAGTAACTGCCATGCTGGAGTATGCCGACTACAACAAACTTCTTTCTACGTATGTAATTCCTTATCTAGGCGGTGACATCGAGAAAACAGTCGGGGGAAAGACCAAGACTGAGACTAAAGAAAGCATCCTAATAAATGGCAGAATTCACGGAGACTTCATTCAGATAGGTGCAGAGACCGGCAGGTTCTCTAGCCGTAACCCAAACTTGCAGAATGTACCCGCTCCTCACACGCCGCACGGTAAGGCTATTCGTAATCTTTTCGTGGCTCCGCCAGGGCACAAGTTAGTGGTCGCTGACTACTCGCAAATTGAGCCGCGAGTTATTGCCTCTTTCTCTGAAGACCCAATTATGATGGACAACTACCTAAACGGTAAGGACATCTACACCACTGTAGGAGACACCATGGGAGTGGACCGCAAGGCAGGCAAGGTCCTTGTGCTAGCCATGGCATACGGTGTAGGGCCAGACAAGATTGCTGCAAGCATCGGGTGTACTAGGACTGAGGCTAAAGATTTGCTTGACCGGTTTGCCTCTGAGTTTAGTTCTATATCAAAGTACCGCGCAAAAGTAATCGGCTCAACTAAAATGGCAAAGCCTGTACCCTGTGTAAAAACCATCACTGGACGTCGCAGATACTTACCAGAGATTATGTCGCGTGACAATAGCTTTAGGGCCGGTGCTGAGAGGCAGGCATTTAACACTAAGATTCAAGGCAGCGCCGCTGACATCATCAAGATTGCTATGGTAAGGGCGCACACTATGATTCCAAAAGAGAGTAAGATTATCCTCACAGTTCACGATGAACTCGTATTAACTACTCCGGCCGATATGGCAGAGGAAACTGCAGAAAAACTAAGAGAGGCTATGGAGGACATTCAAGTGTTAAAAGTACCGCTAGTAGCAGACGTAAAGATTGTTGACAGATGGGGTGAGGCTAAATGAGTGAGCACGAGGACCACGAGCACGACTTCTCTGAGGGTCACTACCTTAGCAAGATTCCGCTTACTACCCTATACCGCTGGTTTATGTATGACATACACACAGAAAACCCAAACAACCACGTTGACATATTTAAAATAACAGCGGTAAGCGATGAGGGTGACGAAAAGGAGCAGGAAGAGTCGAGGCTCAGAATGGAGCAGATTCAAGAGCTTCTTCCACTTATGAATCTGTACTCAACCATGACCGCTCAGTACGTTTTTGAGATGCAAAAGCGAGAGGTCATAGACGAGGTATCACCTGAGATTGCTGAGAAGCTAGAAAAAGATTCAAACAAGATGAAGCAGTTTTACAAACTAATTTCTCTTTCAGCGCTTATGACAATGCTGTCTAGCGCAGTAGAGCTAGGAATCCTATCTACAGAGGGTTCATTAATTGACGTAGACGAGATAAAGGAATAATATGTCAAATTCATGGTGGGCTAACAAGCTCGGTAACCAGCCGCCTCAGCAGGCACAAAACTACCTTCCCCCGGTATCCCCACAACAGCAGGTGCCTCAGCAGCAAGTGCCTCAGCAGGGTCAGAGGCTACCCAGCAGTGCCCAGTCGTATGACCGATGCCCTAACTGTGCCAGCGGCAACTACGGCAAGATGCCGGGGTTCCCAGAGGCTAAAGCTAGGTGCTATGATTGTGGCTACCCACTGACCCAGTCAGGTACAGGTATGCCGGGAATGCACATTCCATCTAACGGCAACACTGTAGCGGCGACACAAATTAATACAGCAAACAACTTTAACCCAGGCGTAATTATCGACAGGATTGGCTAATGTCACTTCAAAAACTACTCGCATCAATCAACAAGAAGTACGGCGAAAACACCATAGTACTAGCATCAGAGATTGTTGCTCCTACACGGTTTACGTCCGGCTCGTTATCGCTAGACATGATTCTCGGCGGAGGGTGGCCTACTAATCAGTGGCACGAGATTATTGGCGAGGCCAGTAATGGTAAGACGGCGCTCGCCCTTAAGACCATCGCAGCCAACCAAAAACGAGACCCTAACTTCACGACTATATGGATTGCTGCTGAGGAGTGGGTACCGGAGTACGCAGAGATGTGCGGGGTAGACCCTTCTAGAGTTCACGTGTTTACAAGCAACATTATGGAGGTAGCTCTTACAGCAGTTCTAGAGTTTGTAGAGACCCAGGAAGTAGACTGCGTAGTTATTGACTCGTTGCCTGCCCTAGTCCCATCTGCTGAAGATGAGAAAGAGATGGACGAGTTTACTGTAGGCCGTGGCGCACAGTTGATGGGCAAGTTCTTCCGTAAAATGGAGAAGGCCGGAAAGCGCGACCTACTAGGCGGAGAGCGCCCATTCATCGGTATTATTATTAACCAGTGGCGTATGAAGATTGGTGTCATGTACGGTGACCCACGAACCACCCCTGGCGGAGAGGCTAAGAACTATTTCTTCTTTACACGAGTAGAAGTAAAGCGTGACGACTGGATTGAGGTCGGCACTGGCCAAGAAAAGCGTAAAGTCGGTCAGTCTATTAAGTTCACTACTAAGAAGAACAAATCAGCGCCTCCGGGCCAGGTTGCCTTTACTGATTTTTACTTCGATGACGGGACCGGGATTGACAAAGGCGAGTACGACTACGCCAAAGAAATTGTGTCACTAGGAATCTTAAACAAGATTATTACCAGAGCTGGTGCATACTATCGGTACGCAGAACGCCAGTGGCAGGGCGCAGACGCTTTACTATCTTCGATTCGTGAAGAGGTAGACCTACAGGAAATGCTGCAAAAAGACGTTCTTGGGACACTTAAGCTGGCTGTATAATGGCTAGGCCAAAAGTAAATAAAGAATGCGAAGAGTGCGGAGAAGGGCACTACGCAAAAGGCCTATGCAAGCGACACTACATGGCAGTTAATAAAGACCGATTTAATCCAAGTATTAATCCAAAACCGAAGTCGGCTCAACTAGACAAGGATGACTTCTGGGAGTTTGTTAAGAAAGAGCTAAATATTGCCTAAATCAGAGGGCCAAAAGCAGTCCCAGAAGCACGAAAAGAGGCTAGCTAAAACCATAGGCGGTCAGAGAAGCGTGGCCTCTGGCGCGTTCTGGTTTCGCAAAGGAGACGTTCGGTCAAAGGACCTTTTGATTGAGCACAAGTGGACTGGTAAAAAGTCATTTACTTTAAAGTCAAGCATTTTAGAAAAAATTACGACCGAGGCACTGATTGAGAGCAGAACCCCGGTACTAGGAATCAGCCTAAATGACATTAACTATGTTGTAATGGACGAAAACGATTTCTTAACTATGCGGGAGTTTGTGCTACAATGTTTAGAGGAGCACACGGGAGAGTCGTAGCCCTACTACTTTCGGAGCACCCGTGCGTTCACCATATGAACCGACACCAGAAAACACCTCATTAGGTATCCAATTCCTAGACTGGATGGAGGAGGCCAAGTGTGCTGAGCAGGTCCAGATAAAGGGCTCAACTGAGACTAAAAATCTGTACCCACCAGACCTTTGGTTTCCTCCCAGAGATAAGTCCCTCTACAAACCAATCGCAGATAAAGCTAAATCAATTTGCTATGGTAAAGACGGTCGTGGAGAATGCCCCGCTAGAATGAAGTGTCTACTTTTTGCAGACAAAGAAGATTTGGTTCACGGTATCTGGGGCGGCATGAGCCACAGAGAACGAGCAGCGCTAAAAAGAAAAGCTATTCGACAGGGTAAGACCTTGGAAGAATTAGCAAAAAAAGGCAAGTAGACATTTGGAATAATGTGTGCTAGCGTCATACGCAAGGAAGGTACACATGCCAAAAACAAACAAGCTGCAAAAGATTACCGCTGGAAAACTAAAGAACTTTGTCGATGCGGGTAAGTCAACTACTAGGGTCATAGGACGAGTAGAGAGACACGTTTTATCAAAGCCCGTAGACAACTCCAGGTCATTCGATGGCCTGCACCCGTCTGCCATGGTAAGCAAGTACTGGTGCCACAGAGCCTCGTACTTTCATCTAAAGGGCAACCACCCGGCCCCAGAAGCCCGTAAGTTTAAGACCGAGCTTATCTTTGCTCAGGGACACGCTATCCACCAAACGTGGCAGAACTGGTTTTACGAGATGGGCACCTTGTACGGCTCGTGGCAGTGTAGAGAATGTTCATACTACTGGACTGACCTTAGCCCCTTCCGCTGCATTACCTGCGGTTCTACCAAGGTAAAATACAAAGAGGTGCCGGTCATCAACAACGAGCTTATGATTACCGGTCATTCGGATGGTTGGCTAAAGGGATTTGGCGATGACCTAATGCTTGAGATTAAGTCAGTTGGTGCCGGTACATTTATGTGGCTCGACAAGTCAGCATGGTTCGCCGGAGACCAGAGTTTTGATTCCGCTTGGAAGGGTCTAACCGCCCCGTTTGAGTCGCACGTTTCTCAGATTCAGCTTTACATGGAAGTGCTAAACCTATCTGGGGTTACTGATGTGCCTAACGAGGCAGTTGTCCTATACGAAGCCAAGCCTACTCAGGAAGTAAAAGAGTTCATCGTACGCAGAGATGCGTGGGGAGTTCAGCACATTATTGACGGTGCAAAACTTGTGGTAGACTCGTTATCTAAGAACACAGCGCCTGACTGCAATGTCGGTGGAGCGCTAAAGTGCAAACAGTGCGAAGGATTTAACGAATGACCAAGAGTACCCTAATAACAGAAACCACAAGCAAGTACGTCCTAGACTCGCTAGATAAGCAGGGGCTTAGTGTAGACCGAGAGGTTGAGTTAGACCGCCCGTCTATGCCGGAAGACATTACCGCGCTAAACGACGAAGACCTAATGCTTTTGTACACCAGGTTTTCTATGTACAGCGACTTTGTGAACACCCAGCTGTCATGTGCAGTCGTAGACGAGAAGGAACTGGAGCGCCAGATTTCTTACGAAGAATCGGTGGCCCTACTCAGACTTCAGAGTGAAAACCCAAAGTCTACTGTCACATCACTAAAAGCCATGGCAGACTCCGAAGAGTCGATTAACTCCTTAAAAAAGGAGCACATGAACAAGTACGCGTACCGCAAGGTACTAGAGACTATGGCAAATAACTGCGAGCGTAGTAGCTCCGTGTGCAGCCGTGAGCTGACACGCAGAACCTCGAGCGACAACTTCAAGACTCGCAGCCGAAAGTTCAACATCTAATGTCAAAAAAAGCAGACAAAGTATTTGGCCCAGGCGTACCGTCATCCTGTAAAAATTACGCGATTGGCATAGACCAATCTTACTCTGGCTTCGGAATTACAGTTATGGATGTAAAAACCGGCGGGTATGCAACCACAGTGTTTAAGGCCGAGGGCACGGGAATTGAACGCCTAAACTACGTCTACGACAGACTTGGCGAAATTATCGACAGGCACGTAACCTTTGATGTTAAGTCACAAATCACGGTGGCTATGGAGGGATATGCCTTTGGCTCGCAGATGGCCAACATGGCCGGGGAACTCGGCGCTATAGTCAAGTGGTTTTGCTGGCAAGAATTTGAGTCTTACGCCGGCAGATACCCTTATATAATTCCTCCAACCGTCCTTAAAAAGTATGTAACAGGCAAAGGAACTGGCGTGCAAAAGAACCAAATGCTGTTGCACGTATTTAAGAAGTGGGGTATCGAGTTCAACGACGATAATGCCGCGGACTCCTACGCACTAGCGCACCTAGTTGCAGGAAAGTGCGACTTGACATATGAGCGCGAAATCTATCACAATATACAAGACCCCAAGTACAGGGAGAAATAAATGGTTGCAAATACTATTGCGGTGCTGACCGCACTTACCCTCGTTATTTTAATAGGCATGGGCGTAGCGATGGTACTATCAGTTATTTTTAGCCCAGACGACTACGACGATATCCGTGACACTGACTAACACTGGATACTGTGACACAGGGTATCACGACGTGTGCCCTGGCCACACTGATAGTCGACCGCAGTGCATGTGCCACTGCCACAGCACCACAGACCAGGGGCCTAAGCTAGCCTCCACAACTAAACCAAAAGGAAAGATACCAAATGTCAAACTATGAAGATTTTTCAAGCATCTTTGATTCCCCGCGCCCAATCCCAGAGGTGTCACCAAAAGTATTAGAGAACATACGCGGAAACGGCTTTAATAAGCGGTTTAACGACGCGTTACAGTTTAAGTTTCAAGAGGCCAAGTCCCTGCTACTTCAGAAGCACGAAGACTACGGGCCTACTAATATCTCAAACGCCCCAGGCGGCCCGCTAAACGGTTTACGCGTCCGTATCCACGACAAGAGTGCTCGCATCAATCACCTGCTAGACAGCGGCGTTGAGCCTAAAAACGAGAGTCTGCGTGATTCCTTCCTGGACATGGCAAATTATGCCATTATCGCCCTTATGGTAATTGACGGGGACTGGCCAGAAAAATAATCCGTTTAGCCCCTTAGTTGGCGGCTAAATACCTCTATAGTGGTAATAGCGGGAGAACCCCAACCATAATTAGAGGAATAATGTCTGACACACAAGAAGAAAACATCCTACGCGTAGGGGCTGGAAGCAGCCCAATCGCGCTGGCATCTGCTATTGCCCACGCTATTTATGAAAATGGCACCGTAAAGCTACGGGCGGTAGGCGCAGGAGCCGTAAACCAGGCCGTAAAGGCCATTGCCATCGCCAGCGGATACACAGCCCCACGAGGCATCAGCCTAGTTTCCATCCCTGGGTTTGCATCTGTAGAGAGCGACGGCGAAAAAATTAGTGCAATTGTGTTTAAAGTAAACGCAGTTAAGTAAGCGCTAACCCCCAATTACAGGGTATTGTGTAATTGTCCACCTTTAGGCCAAAGAGGTAAAATCATGGAACAACCAAAAAGCAAGTTCCCTACCATGGGAAACAGTGCCGCAACTACTGCTAGAAACGCATCTGCAGAGAACCTTCGCGGCACAGTAATGAAGAAGAAAGGTAACGCCAAAGGCGGGACCGACCCATATGTACAGGCAAAGCCTGTTCGTGGCTTTGTTAAGGCAACCGGAGGCGCTGCATACGGTATCCGTACTGGTATGCCTGCTTGGAAAGACCCAAGCATTGGAGCAACACAGGGCAACGGCCGTTTGTTCACCGCTGCGCTAAACCGCACCAAGCCAAACTTCGACGCTGGTACCACCAACTACAACTAAATAGCCTTAGCAATTAACCCGCCAGAGATGGCGGGTTTTTTGTTTTTGACACGATTATTTTGTCTCGACAAGTTGTGGTAATTCGCGGTGTTGTGTGTTACAGTGTAACCGTAGATAGCAACCACAAGGAGAGAAATGCTAATCGATGAACTAAAGGCGTTAGCCAAATCAGCCGAGATAGAAGGCTGTGTTGTAGGTGTTTGGGCAGTAAGCCAAGACCAGGAGTTTCAAGAAGTTTTTACTTCCCTACGAAGTAAGCCAAATCTAAATCTGACCCAAACCCTAAATCTAATCAAGTCACACTACCCAGATATTCCATTTAAACGTACGGCATTTGTTGCCCACATGAGAGGAACATGCACGTGTCCGACAGCCTAGCCAAAGTTTTGAAGGAATTCCTAGAACAGGATTACTCCGCCCCACTGCCAATAATTAAACAGGCAGAGAAGATGGTAATTAAACCGGCCAACATCACTAAGCCAAAAAAGAAAGACGGCTGGAAATTAGCCGCCCTGCTACCCGATACCCAAATCGGATACCGCGTCTATGAGGACGGGTCAGTAATAGAGTTCCACGACGAAAAGGCCATTGAGATTGCGATGCAAATTGTGGCATACGCTAATGAGCAATTCGGCGTGGAAACAATCGTGAACCTAGGTGATACCATCGACCTGCCAGCGCAGAGCCGACACCATCAGGAAATCGCATTCCAAAACTCGACCAACCTAGCAATTCAGCGCGGCTATGAGTACCTAGCGCAACAGAGAGCAACTGTGCCTGACGCCGAGATTGTATTCCTAGAAGGAAACCACGATTGCCGTATCTATAAGTACTTGGCAGAAAACGCCCCAGCAGTAGTAAACATGCGCCGAGCAGTTGATGATGCCGTCAGTGAGCCGTCATGGCCAGTTAACAGTTTGCCACACCTCCTACGCATGGATGAGCTGGGTATTGTATACGCCAGCGGTTACCCAGCCGGTGAGTACTGGCTAAACGAAAACCTACGATGCATCCACGGTGACAGGGTAAACTCGAGCGGCAGCACCGCGATGAAGTACATTAATTCGAACCACCACGTATCTGTGGTCTATGGGCACATTCACCGAATTGAAATGCTGTACCACACAAACCACACGAGTACAGGCCCAGCCAGAAACGCGGCATTCAGCCCTGGTTGTTTGTGCCGTGTTGATGGTTCAGTGCCAAGCGTCAAGGGCGGCGTGACCCCTAATGAAAAGCCAGTAAAATACTGGGAGAACTGGCAACAGGGTATCGGATTCGCCTGGTATAAGGACAGCGGAGAGTTTACCCTGCTATCGGTCCCCATTATTGATGACTGGGCAGTGTTTATGGGACGTGAGTTTAGGGCACAAGAACCTAAATAAATTAATAAACTTATGATATGGCTGGACCACATCAGAACGTACAATCCCTAGGCGCTAATGGCCTTTATGGCACTTACACCAACTATGGTGGCGGTGGTACGCCTGTCGCGCGTTCCGAGATGGATTTCCTACGCATGGGTGTGGGACGCGAACCATCTGCAGAATACCCAGATGGTTACCTAGGAACTATCCGCACACGCCGCGATGACCGTGGCCGCCCTAACAGCGTATCTGAGCAGGTACTAAACGGGCTAAAAGTTCGAGCAACCCAGCGTGGATACCAGCGTGGTGTTCACCGCGGTGAGCGTATTGACCCCAACGACTATTACCTACCTCGCGAACTATCTATGGACCGAGGAATTAAGCGCCAGATGTCAGCAGCTCGAAAAGGCATGGCTGCCCCACGATTTACACCAGATTTTAGATTAGCCCCTGCCCCCCACCTTCCTAATGACGGTAAGGCCGGGCCGTCAGTAAAATCTAACGCGCCGTATGAACTAAACAGCAAGCGACAGTCACAGTTGCGAAGCATGAGACCGAACTGGGTGTAAGTATGCCAATTAAGAAAAATATCGCAGCCGCAGCCGCAGGAGCTGTAACAGCCGGAATTAAAAAGGCAAAAGAAGGCGGAACGGGTAGGGAGATTACCCAAGCCGCAGTCGGCGGTGCTGGTGTACCAAGTTTTGGTGGTGCTAGAGACCGAGTAGTAGGCCAGGCGTATGACGCAGCCGCATCTGGAATAAGGAAAGCAAAGCCAGCAATTACTGGGGCAGTGCAAGAAGCCATCGGTAGAACCCAGAACTTTATACACGGCATCGGCAAAAAAGACGACAACGCCTAGAAAGGTAATAACCAATGGCATTACCAATAGCAGCAATACTAGCCGGAGTAGGCCGAGGAATTGTTGGAGCCGCGCCTAAGATTGCACAGGGAGCGTCTAGAACCGCAGCCTTTACAGAAACCGCCGGTAACGCGACAGGCCGTATGATTACCCGCGCAGCAGTTAGCAGCGATGGAGACAAGCCTGCGCCGTCACCCAAACCAGTGCAAGCAGCCGCCCCTGAAGACCTATCCCAGTCAGTTGCAAAAGTAGCAGAGTTTCAGGTAGGTAGAGGCTACGGTGGCTAATATTCCAAACGGTGTCTATGGCAACAGGCCATGGCAAGCACACCCGTACGCCGCGTACCCACCGCAGGCGTACATTGGCCCGTTCGCTAGCAATCAGGAGCGCTTACTAACCCAGGCCATGGAAGTGGCCAGGATGACACCCGCAGAGGTCCAGGAGTACGTTCGTCCTAACCTGCCACAAATAGCTAAGTTCCCTAAAAAATATGGTTATATCAAATCAGCCTACGGAGTTAGGGATATCATCGAGGTTTCGGGCCGCTCGCAGGAACGTACCGATTACTCGCAGGTTCCAAATGTTATTCAGTCTACGAGCCGCAATACCCTAGGAACAGTGTAAAATATTTAAATGGCCCAGTTAAAATACATAGACCCAGAAGGCGACGGCGTTGCTTATCCTACGCCTTATCCAGCTGGCCTAGACAAAACTGTCTACAACGGCAGCAAGCCATGTCCAGACTGTGGAGTGTATTTAAACCCAGTTCAGGCATTAAATTCCGACCTCTGCCAGAGTTGTTCACGACGTAAGGCAGCAAACCAAATCGCCAACAGGATGGCGTAAGGAGAAAATCATGGCAGTAAACCAGTCACGTTCAGAGAACCAGGGCCTACTAGAAGGCGCAACTGACGGCAAGTACCGCAAGGCACGCCCTAACACCCAGGTACAGCCTGGCGCAGGCGACCAGACCGTAAAGGCAAACCGTGCGGGTCTACACCCATACATGAACTACGGTTTTGTAAACAGCGAAGACCCAAACAAGGTAAACCCAGGCAAGTAATTGTGGAACCCAAGGAGCCCCAGCTAAACACCGATAGTGCGTCAGCACGACGGTCAGCTGACTCCATCGGGTTTGATTTTGCTAAACCAAGACGAGTAACTTTAGACGAATTAAGCCCCGACCCTGCTACAGGCAGGTATACGGCAACGAAGCCGGGTAACGTAAAAGAAGTCGATACTAAGGCTGAAATTGCTGAAATTAGAGCAGATAAAGCAAAAGACGCTGAGAAGTCTGCGGCGGCTAAACAATTCATCCAAGATAACGCGACTCAAATAGCAGCAATGCAAGCCCCACCTAAACCAAAGAAAAAAATGAGTTTCTATATGGCAAAAAAAATTGCCGCACAAAGAGCAGCTCAGAAGTAATAAACTTAATAAGCATCGCGCAAACATAACCAAGGAAAGTAATCATGGCAGTTAGAAAAACTTCAGCGACTAGGCGAGGAACCCCTAGCGAGTACGAGCGCCACCTAATTGCCAAGGGTAACAAGAAAAAGCAAAATACTCTAGTTGCGTCCGAGGACCTCATTGAGAACGTGGACCCAAGCCGCCGTGGTCAGAGCCAGGAGGACATTGAGTCATCGGCTAGGGCAGACTTTAGGGCTATGATGGCAAAAGAAGGCGACCCATTTGCGTCTAGAACACGACGAGTAGACTGGACACCTTACAAGCCACAGGCTAGAGACATTGAAAAAGGCGTCGTCGAAGACCCTAAAGTATTTAAAGGCGATGACGCCCCACTACCTAGAGCCACATCACGACAGCTATCTGAAGCCGCAGCCGCCCAGAGGCGCCTAGATGTAGTCAAAAAGACTAGAGAAGGCGGCGGAAGAATTACAAAGAACACTACGTCTCAGGAAGAGAAAGACCGCTCAACTATTGGCGTTATATCCCAATACGGCGGCGGAAGTGGCCTAGACAGCCAGCGTTGTGCTACCCCGGGTTGTAACAACAACACCTCAGAGATTACTTGCACAGACTGCACTGCTAAGGGAGACCCAGCGGGTAAGAATTACCGCGACGCCCCAGGTGAGCGTGCCGTTCAAAGAACCGCTGCAAAAGCCTCAAGAAATGCCGAGTTGCAGGAAGGATTAAGACAAGGCGCAGCCTAGTTTTAATTTTTATTATTTGTAGTTATGTGATAGGCTGACGGTCTATCTGTTAGGAGCACAATATGAACAATCCACTTGCTGAACAAGAACCCCATTTTCGCCTATTAGTCTGCCGTACCTGCTCGACTATTGAGGAGCTGCCCGGTGCTGACGAAGACCCTGGCGACGTCCTTCTAACTATTGCGGCCGAGCGTCACAGCGACACCCACTATGGCGTGCTGTGGAACGTTCCAAAGGGTATCTGGATGGCTCCAGAGATGAAGAAGGCCGTAATCGAGCAAATCCACGACAGAGTAGGCTCGGGACTTAACTCGTTTGGAACCAAGTTCTACGAGACCAAGAGCCAGTTTGCTGAAGACGCTATGAACTGCTTCAGAGACCACCAGCGCCCTAAGGGTCAGTGCCCAGACTACAAGTCTGAGAAGAAGTGGCTGTCACCTAAGACTGAGAAAGAGCGTAGAGACGCTGGCCTGCCTACTATCGGCAGCGGCCCAAAGGTTTACCTTTGCGACTTCTGCCCTGTAAAGATGTTTAACCAAAAGAAGGCCTACGAGGCTGGCGGGCTGTATAACTAATGTCTAACTACAAGGCTGCCTTTCTAATGGTTCAAGAGCAGGACGGGTCTTGGACAGCGGTTAGCGATATCACTCAGCCGTTTGAGACTGAGCGGCTGGCTAGCGTCCTAGACATCAAGCACGCCTGCCAGCAGGTCCTAGATGTCGTTACAGCGCAGGAGATTGCTGACTTGATTCTACGAGAAATAAAGCAAGGTTATGTCGAGGATAGCCAGCGGATTAGTGCCAGTATGAGAGATGCTATTAATAGGCGAAAAGCCAAATAATAGCGTTAGGATGCCCACAAATGTTTGTTGAAATGTCTTGCCAATGCGGTGCTATATTGCAGCTAGATGGTGTCAATGACACCTTTACCTTGTTAATGGCAAACCGCTTTGCTAATTCCCACACGGCTTGTGGATATGTTACACCAATTACAGACGACCCCGAGAAACCAGCACGACGTGAAGCGCCAAAACCAAAGGCGTTAAAAGAAGACGATGAGGATTAATTGCTACAAGAAACAGAGACCTCCTATTTTAGTGAGCCGTCATCCACGCTAGACCCGCGGCTGTTCCGCAACGGAAAACTAGATAGTTCAATTCGTTCTGCTATTTTGCAGTTGCTATTAAACCATTTAAACGCTAACTACACTGGCGCTGATGGTTGGATGACTGCCTGGCTAACCGGCTCCGGAGTCTCGTATCAGTGGGCCGCTAACAGAGAGCCGGGAGACTTGGACTGCCAAGTCGCTATTGATTTCACCCGCTTTCGCGCCTCAAATAATAAGTTCCGAGGCTTTAGTGACAAAGAGATTGCCGATGAGATTAACGAGGGTTTTAGACAAGACCTGCACCCTATTAGCGAGTTGTTCCTAGACACCTTTGAACTAACCTTCTTTGCCATACTTAACGCAAATATTATCGAGAGCAAGCCATACGCTGCCTACGCACTGTTAGATGACGAGTGGGTAGTAGCCCCATCACTACAGGGGCAACAGGCAATCCCAGAGTTTGACGCTTTTTCTAATAAAGACAGAGAAGCGGCAATTAATATTATGACTAAGTTCATAGCCGCTAGAAATAAATATGACCAAGCAACCAACGATGCTGTAAAGGCTAATGCTCGCTCAGAAATGCGTATTGCTTCGTCGCAGGCCATCACGCTGTATGAAGACATACACGGCAACAGGGCTAATGCTTTCGGCCCAAATGGCAAGGGATATTCAGACTTTGCCAATTACCGCTGGCAATCAGGTAAAAAACTAGGCGTAGTCAATGCGCTTCGGGCTATAAAAAAAGAGATGGAAGCCCGTGACGCAGAAGCACAGCGCTCCACATACGGAGTGGACTTACCAGATGCCGCTACGCTGATTAGGCGAGCAGCAACCTACAACCAGTAGAAAGAAATAAATAGTCGTGGCAATAGTTGTATTTTTAGACGGGGTAATGCGTTCAGAGACCAAAGTCCCAATCTTTGAGGGCATCTCGCTTTACAAATCCCTTGATGTAAACGGTATCGTATCTATAGCGTGCGATGACGCAGAAGAAGCCGCTCGCTGGTGTAAAGAACACAAATTAGTATCGGTAGACAACTTTATATCTAACGCTACTGTAGGTGAGTATGAGGACAAGGATATCCTCAAGGTGCAGCACCAGCAGGCCCAGGGGCCAGTGCATCTGGTTATCACAGCCGACGTGGACTTGGCTAAACAATTATTAGAAAAGGGCGTTAAAACCCTATTATTCCTACACCCAATATACCTAAGTGCTAAGTTCCGCCCAGATGGTCGGGATGGCAAGAAGAAGTGGGATGAGCTCGTAGGTGAGTTAGACCGACAGGTAGACCTACTAATGGGAGATAAAAGGGTTTGAAAATAATATATTTAGGTGCTGAGATACCTAGCAACCGACAGATACTCGAGAAGGCGGCCGCATCCGCGGTGGGCGTAAGCGTCTGGGGATTAATTAAACGCGGCTTGCCAAAGACAAAACAGTATTTATTAAGCAACTATTTTGCTGAAAACACCGATATTTATGTCTATCCTGGAATCCCTGCCACCGCTACGCTGACCGAATCAGAGCTGGTTGAGTTCAGCGCTGACTATGAAACTTTTATTGCGGAGAACCTAGATAGGATTACCCTATTTACAGAGGTGTCGCACCCACTTTTGCCCGAGGGCTTCAAAGAAGAGCAGCGGCAGTCGTGCTGGGCAGAAGTCCAGGAGGAGAAGCTGGCGGTTGTATATGACGGCGGAGACCTAGAAAGCCTAGCAACTAGGTATTTAAATGTCCTAATTCCTGCCTCAGAATACGAAACAGACCCTAGTATGGCAGCAAAGATGAGACTGTATTCTGAGCGCCACGGGACACAGTTTCACACAGTAGGTATGGCAAAGCCCGATTTAATGCGTAATTCGCCATTTAAAACCGCTGGCACGCTGGCTTGGCTGTCGCCTATGATGAGGGGCGAGACTATTGTGTGGCACGCCAACACCTTGACTCGCTACCCGAAGCGTATGAAAGAACAAGCCCGCAGTAGATACAAGGCTGTATACGAACAGGCTGGCTTAGACTTTGATAAAATATTAGCCGATGACGCTGTAGAGGTATCTAGGTTAGCAATTTGGTCGTATCAACAGTTAGAGGCTTGGAATAATAAAATGGAGTTAGTTACTAATAGTGATGATTCACTACCCCCACAAAAAGCGGAAACACCTACTAATGATGTTACTAAGAGGGGGTCTGGTATGCGGAAACTTAATCCACGAAACCCAGACGAAATTACCACTTTGCCCGTCTTAAATATAGATTTTAATAGGGTAATAGAGACCGATGACAAGGGCGTTGATGTCCTTAAAGAAGTGCCGGTCACGCGTTCTAATGGCACGAGCCTGCGTCAATGTAACACCTGTTTTGTCAAGGACACTTGCCCTGCTGCCAAGCCTGATAGCGTGTGCGCTTTTAACCTACCTGTGGAGTTAAAGACTAAGGAACAACTTAAGGCTCTAATCAACGCTTTCCTTGAAATACAAGGGCAGCGAGTGGCATTCGCCAAGTTTACAGAGGACTTAAATGGTGGTTATCCTGACCCGAATGTGGGTCAAGAAATCGACAGGTTCTTTAAAATGCTGGAACAAATTAACAAGTTAGACCAGTCAAAAGAGACCATTAGAATCACCGCTGAACGCTCTGGGAGTTCAGGAGTTCTCTCTGCTCTCTTTGGAGATAGGGCGCAAGTTCTTAACGAATTGCCCAATGGTGGGCTAAACGAACAGCAGACAAATAGCATTATTGAGCAGATTAATCCAGAGCAGAGTTAGTTACTAATAGCGCTCTTTTTTGAGTGAAATGGCTCTCTCTCAAAAAGTTCTCTCTCTCTCTCTCTTTTCCTTCCGGCACTAATGCGTAGGCCAGTAGTATTCCAGATTGTCTGGCACTCCACTAAATAATTGCCCATAGAAAATAGGGTCTTTGCGAATTAAGTTGCTCTGGTGCGAGATATGTAGCGCCTGCTCTCCCCACCAGCTCGGCAGTTCTCTCGTCTGGTTCTCTAAGTTCTCCTGTATCTCTCGCAGGCGAGGCAGGGTTGTATCTCTGTATCCTCTCGCTATCCACTCCTCGCACATCGCTATGCCGTAGTCGGCTAGGACTATCTCACTCCCTCGCCACATCTTGACCGCAGGGTGGTTCTGCCAGCCGTGGCTTATGCCTGTGAGGGTGTTGAGTATCTGTAATGTTTCTATCCGCTGCTTACCAAGCCTGCGATAGTCCAGCACTTGTGCTGTTTTTGCTAGGTTGGGATAGGGCAAGAAAGTCTGAATGATAAATGCCTCTCTGCTATGACCACTACATCTTGTGGTTAGCCTTAGCCTATACCACTACATCTAGTAGTCAAACCTCGGCGTGTCGCAACCCGCGTGAATGTCGGTGGGTGGTTCGCAGGTGGCTCTGGGTTCTCTTGGCTAATACCTAATTCGGTATTTAATAACTCCGCCTTCGGTAGTTTCATAGCGCTAGGCTATTCCTGCCGCAGCAAGCATTTAAATACCTAATTACCTATTAATGCTCTCAAAGTTTAGGTGTATGCTTACCCTGCCGCAGCAAGAAAAATCACGCGTGATGTTCCACGCCCTCGTTTCAGGTGGCTATTAGTTTTCTTGGCTAATACCTAATTACCTATTTAAATCGTTAGCACTCTTGCTCTACGAGTGCCAGCCGGTGCTTACGCTTTGATGTATGACAGGGTAGCAGGTAGCAAAAAAGGCGGTCATTTCTGACCGCCTTAATGCTTTTTTGGTATTTAGTTCTAATTCATTTCCTCAACTACTGAGATAATCTCGTCAGAACCGCCGTTCGTTTTCTTGTAAAAGTCAGGCAGTTCCTCGGGGTCAATCATTCCCTCTTGGAGTTGCTCAATTAGTTCCTCAGCCTGCTCTTTGCTGTCGGCGCTAAAATAATACCAGCCGTATTCCTCGTTGCTAAATCCAACTCTAAACTGTTCGCTCATTCTTTCACCCCCTCGTAGTTCTCGGTTATCCAGCCTGTCAAGGTTTCTGATAGAAACATAGCCTCGTCAGAGTTGTCGTAGCACTCTGCGACCTTTGCCATTAGTTCCTGCGAGGGCGTGATTGCCTCGTAGTCGTCAGCGTATTCGTCTAGGTCAGGGTAAAACTCCAAGTCCTCTGCCGTAAAGAACGAGCCAATAACAATCTCGTCAGGGTTCAGGTCTTTCAGTATCTTTATCCAATCTGATACTGTCTGCGGTTTGTAGTTATCCATTTAGTTATCCTCGGTTTCCTCGTCAGAGTAGTCGGTCTGGTCATTTACCCAATCCGCTACGCTTTTGTATCGGTGTAGTGCTAGGTCAAGCATTGGTGAATGTTCGCCACTATACAAAGTGAGCAAGCACCAATCGCAACACTCGCTAACAGGGGTGCTTGTGGTAGCACCACAGTCTTTACAGCAGTAATCCTCTGCTAGTTTCTTGCCCATTTTTACCTCGTTCCTTTGATGTTGTGGCGCACTACACCCTTAGCAACTTTAACAAGGTCGTTAGGGTTGCCGATAAATTGTAGGTCGTTAGCGCCGTGTTGTAGTTGTGCGATTTGAGCAGGGTCGTCTTTGATTTTGTCTATCCAATCGCCGTTCGCTAAAAATACGATAGAGGTAAATACTCCATTGTCACGAAGGGCTTTAATAGATTTATCTGCGTTGCTATTAAATGCGCCGTCAGTCAGGACAAAGACCAACTTTGTCTTGGCAGTTGATAAGCCCATTATGCGCTCGGTTTCTTTAAGGGCGTAGGTCGGGTCAGTTCCACCACTACTTTCGACCATTAGCACCTCGGTTGCTTTTGCTTTGGTATCGCCGTCTATGAGGGTGCGTGATGTATCGCTGAATGTCATAACCGACACTCTGCCGTTGATTTTCTCAACAGCCCTCTTGATTGCCCAAGCGCTACGGCAGACTGCGCCCATTTCAGACCACATAGAGCCTGACCTGTCCATAAGGATACAAGCCTCTATGTTGTAGTCGTCATTACCCAATTCCCAACGATTAAATAATTTGTTGATGTCGTTGATGTCGGCGTTCATAGCCTTAGCAACATTGAGTTTGCCTGTCGGCTTGTCCTGTATCCATAGAGGGTCGCAGTCAATTCGTAGGCGTTCCAACTCTTGTGCGAATAGGCGACTTGCTGTGACCTCACGCTGTTCAGGCGTAGCCCTCGTAAATCGAGATTGTCCTAAAATAGACTTGGTTGAGTTATCCCTAGCGATTGCGCCAACTGTGTCACGGACTTTCTGTTGGAGTTGCTTATCAGCCTTAGCCCTCTCGGCGACCTCTTGGGCTTTCTTGATAAGCGCCTCGCTGTGTTCGTTAAAGTGAGCGTGGTCTTTGTCAATCTCGCCTGTGTTCGTGCCGACCTGTGTGCCAGCCTCGGGGAATAGACCCTTTTCATTTTCCTCGGGGTCTTGTGAGTTGATTTCGTCTTGGGCTTTCTCGCTCTGGGGCTTGCCGTTCCTCATCATTGGGCGTTCGTGACAGCCGTGAGGGTCAGGCTTTCCTGCGCCCTCTGGTAATAGGGCTACTAAGAGTGTGATTAGTTGCTCTGCCCGAGTGTAATCCCGAGGGAAAACAAGTTTGCGATACTCTGCGGTCAGTTCGTAGATTGCCCTCGCCCTGTCCTCGCCGTGTTTCTGTGCGTATAGCAGGGCTGATAAGGCTCGTAGTTCTCGGTCAAGATACATACGACCAGCAAGCAAAACAAAACTATCAGCGAGGGTGTCGGCGTGGTCGGCTATGTAATCGCTGACTGTGGCGATTAGAAACGGCTTGACACTTGGATACTTGATTGTCAGCAGTCGCTCGGCTCGGCTGTCCTCTAAGATGTTAAAGGCAAGCAGTCGGCGTTCCTCAACTAGCGCCTCAACCTTAAACTCGTAGTCGTAGTCCTCTACCTGCTGTGTATCGTGATTAAACCTGCGACCTGTGTGCTTTTCAGTCTTGGTAGCCTTTTCCATTACCCACTTGCCAAGCGCTGTGCCGATACGAGGGGTGTAGAGCAGGTGCGCTAGTTCGTGATAGTTAAGTCCGTGTAGCGACCTGACTGTATCATCATCAAGCGCCTTAATCTGCGTGGCGTTAAAGGTGACATTCTTGCCGTCATTGTGAGCAGGTGCGCTTGCCACATCATCATTTAAAAATACCTGAATAGGCAAGTTAGTTAAAATGCGGTCTGCTTTCTGGTAAATAGAGCAAGCGCTATCAAGGCTGTTATTCCTGATGATTAGGTGCTGTCCGTCTTGCGACTGCCGAGCGTATTCCTCTCGGTTAAACTGCTCTTTGAGTTCGTAGTAGCGCATTGAGCGCTCTTGGTAAATCTCGGCGACCTCTCGCCCTGTTTCCTTTGCGACTTTCTGAATGGTTTCGGTGTCGAACCCTATGTCTGCCATTAGGTCAGCGTTCTCGTTCTGCCACTCATACCACCTGTGCCACGCTAGGTTGTGGTTATACTCACCTGTATTGCGAATGTGTTTAGCCATTTTATTAAACCTCGTCACTCTGAATAGGTGCGGTTGCGATTTCGATACCAAAGTCGGTAGCGATACCAGACTTGGCGGTGTCAAAGACCAACTTGACTGCCTCTCGTTCATCATCAGCAAAGCCGTTGATGTAAGAGTTAATAGCGTAGTTAAGCCCGACATTCTCAACATTCTTGGTAAATGCCATTAGACCTCGGGTAGAGATAGGGGTGTCAATCTCGCCCTTGTGCGCTTGGTCACGGAGTTTCTGCGCTACATCAAGCAGAGAGGCGTTCTTAATAAGTTTCTTTTCGATTGACTTGTCGTAGTCAAACTCCAACTTGTGAGCAAAGCGGTCTTTCCACGCTTGGTTCATTGGGCGACTGCCTCGGTAGTTCGGGTTGTGGTCGCCGATTACAACTAGGTCAGGGTGCGCCTTGATTACCTCGCCACCATTTTCGAGCAGTTGGATTTCTCGCCTGTCGTCAAGCAAGCCAAATAGGACTGTGGTAATTCGCTCTGGCATAAAGTCAATTTCGTTGAGCAACAGCACTCCGCCGTGTCTTACCAAGTCAGTCACAGCGCCGTCTTGCCACTTAAAGACACCTGCGGTTTCGGTAGGTGTCCAAGCGCCGAATAGGTGACTTGGTTCTAAGCCGACATTGGCGCTGATGTTGTAGTAGCGGTATCCCCGAGCGCTTGCCCAAGCAAGCACACACATTGTCTTACCCGAGCCAGCGTGACCTCGGATTAGGACATTCTGCTTATTAGTCTTGGCAACATCAAGCAAGTCAAAGTCAGTAATCTTGCCGTCAATCTTGCGGTTGATGTAATCGTCAGCCCACTTTCGGTCTGGGATACGAGCAAGTTCGACCTGTGCGCTCTGTGCGGTTGGGGCAGGAATTGGCGCTTTGGCAGTTGGGGCAGGTGCTACCTCAACAGGCTTGCTAACCTCTGGGGCTAGGACAGGGTAAAAAGCGGTTTCCAATTCAGGACTGCCGATAGGGGCAAAGGTAATAGGATTGCGTAGTCTGCCGTCACTAATGTAGGCGTTCAGTTCAGGGTCGCCAGCCATTAGTTGCTCAACGACCTCGCCGACCATTTCAGCGTGAGCGATAGGAAACTGCTCATTGACAGGCTTGCTAACTACGGCAAGCAACTTGACGGCTAGGGCTGTGACATTCCCAATCTCTGCGCTTGCTACATCTCGGGCGCTGATTAGGACTGCCTTTGGTTCGTGAGTGATAAAGGTCATAGGTAGTTCATCAGTCGTCTTGACTGACTGCCAGCGCTGACCACGACCTCGCTGACCATTCGATAGGCGGTGAAACATAAGGACTTCGGTGTTTGTTGGAACGACCAGAGTTTGCTCTTTGCCATTCTCAACCTCGCTCTCAATCATTAGTGCTATGGACATCTGCGGTAATCTCGCTTTCTTGTAGATAAATGGGGCGGTTGCCTCGGGTCAATTCTAAGCACATCACCCGACAACTAAATAGGGGTTTACCCATTTGTTCACCTAAAATTAACCTAAGCCAAGCCACCTGCGAACGCTTGCGGAAAGAGTAAAAATGGGGCGCTTGGTCAATTCGACCACTAGCAACTAATAGAGATAGATAAACATAGAGAGTTCGTATTGGTTGTAGCAGAACAGGCTTGCCAATCTCTTAGTTGCTAATAAGCCTGCGAACCTAGCCCACATCTGGGCTTATCCCTGCGTGCTTGTCAGGCTTATTAGGCAGTAGCCTAAGTGGCTCTGGCTAATAGGCTTATTAGGCTCTTTCCGCGCTCGCGGTGGAGTAGTCTACTCTCTCTATGGCGGAAAGGGCAATAGCCGTTACCAAATCGTTACAATGGCCGACTGGCCGGCGCGTAGCCTACCCTCTCTCTCTCCGGCTGTCAAGGCCGACACGCCAGAGCGTTACCAAATTGTTAGG